TGATATTGCATTAATGTATATTATGTTAGTATGATGTGTCTCGTTTATATTTATTTACATTGAAATGATGAGTTATTTTTACCACTTTGTTTTTTTAACGTTGATTCTTGGCCCTTTTTTCCTAGCTGCGTTTGGGTCATACGCATCATCTTCATCATCGTCTGAACCAATATTCTGTGATAGTTCCCAAAATTCACGTGAACCTAATCTGAAGTCATTATGAGCACTTGCTTTGTACCAGAAAATTTGATCTGTTAATTTATTTGACTTGGAATTATTGTTAATAACGAGACATTCAAAATTTTCTGTACATTGATCCATGACTTGACAAAAGGATTCAAATGTTGGAAACATACCTGCATAATTTTCATATATACGTTTTCTATTATTGATGTAGGGTTCGCGCAGTATGAAAACATAATCTATATTAGTTCTCAAATTAGGGGGAATACCCAATGGATATTGCATAGTGATTATGAGCATCACTTTCCAATGACGTCCATTCATGAATAAGAGTCTCATCATTTTATCTTTTGTCCATGATGCGTCATACAAGCAATCATCCAATATGACAAATGTTCTTGGATCAATTGTGCTTCGCTTATACGTTTCGATCTCTTTGTTTACTTGTTTTAAAACAGTACTTTGCCTTTTCATAATATTTTCTATGATTGCTGTATTGTATTCGTCATGAATAAATAATTTGGGTACATGTTTGGAATAAAATCCGTTGCCTTCCTCTGTTCCAGAAATTACGGTTCCTATAGGGATATCTTGATGATAATATAACAAATCGCGTACCAAAAAACTTTTTCCAGTATCACGACGTCCTATAAGAACTATTACTGGTCCTTTATTTTCATTTGATTTAAAGCTTATATTTTTCATGTCGAATTTTTTTAGCTGTAGCGTCATTGATGTTAAGCAATAGGAAAAAACAAAAATATTAACGCAATGAATGAGTTTAAATATTACTAAATTAATATGTATAAAACGTATTATGGATCTTCATTACAGTAAAAACAATAATTCTACTTTATTTAAGGATTTAGAGAAAATGAATTTGTTTCAAATTCATAATTATGTACCTATTTATGATTTGTTATTTAAAATGAATACAGATAATTATGATTCTGTAAATCTCGACATACCAGAAAAAATACTATCTCTTGAAAAGTGCACCACCTATAATAGTGCTGATGTATTTGTGACAACTAAAGACCATAAAAAAAAGAAGAGAAATATATTTTTCAAGTTTGCTCCCCTTATTGATCCTATTCGTTACATGGCAGGCAAGTACAAGGATGTTTATTTGTCGCTACCTACCTTTGAAAATAAATCAACTTCTGAATATAGTAGTAAAATTTGCAACCCTTATAATTGCGCATATATTGATGCGTTCTTTACCTATGTGTCTTCCCAACTTTTGAATTCTGGATTTGAAAATGCTCTTAATTTTCATGGAATGTATATTGGTTATCACAAGAATTTGAAAGTAAATATCATAGACGATTTAGAATTTTTAACTGAGTCTAGTTATTTTCATAGCAATTTGAATGTACTATTTCAGATAGAAAACGAGGACTTACTTTCGGTAGATACATCGTGTAGTGGAGAGAATAAAAAGAAAATTCACATATGTAACACTTTAAAAAATGGTACAGATTATATTTTTAATGAAGAGAGTACAGAAGATCCGATACTGAGTGCGGTAAATTTGAGTGAATTAAATACTTTACATGAAATGAATGAAATTACATATACAGATGATACTAGTGTTCATCTGGATGATATGTCTAGTACATGTTCATCAGCAAGTAGCTTAACGGATGATGATTTTACTCCTTCCAACTCCTTAGGCAATGATGGCATAGATAATGACCAATTGGAGTGTGATGATAGCGACGGTAGTTACAGTGAGGAATCATCAGAGATGACCTATGTCGAAGGTATCGTGAATAATATTCCCGTGAGTATCATATCCATGGAAAAATGTACTAATACACTAGACTCCCTTATGGATGATGAATTTAGTACAGATGAATGGATTTCTTGTCTATCACAAGTGATATTTACTCTTGCTTTATATCAGAAAAAATTTAATTTTACACACAACGATTTACACACGAGTAATATTATGTATGTAGAGACGAAGAAAAAATACTTGTACTACAAATTTAACGAGGTAAATTATAAGGTTCCTACGTATGGAAAAATATATAAAATCATCGACTTTGGACGTTCAATATATACCTTTAAAAATATATTGTTCTATAGTGATGCATTTAATAAAAAGGAAGATGCCTCGACACAATACAATTTCGGTCCTTTTTTTGATGATAAAAAGCAAGAAATAACTCCCAATTTCAGTTTTGATTTATCCAGATTAGGGTGTTCGTTGTATGACTATTTCGAAGATTATCAGATAGATAACGAGAAAGATGAAGCACTGGTTAATTTAATTAAACGATGGTGTGAAGATGACAAGGGAAAAAATATATTGTACAAATCTAGCGGTGAAGAAAGATACCCAGAGTTCAAACTTTACAAAATGATTGCACGTACGGTGCATCACTGTATTCCTCATGAACAACTTGCCTCACCTATATTCAATGAACAAAGAGTGGATGATAATAAAGTGAATATAGATCATTTAATGGATATCGACAAGTTATAAGCGGTATGGGATGACTAAAATAATATTTGGACAAATTCAAATATTATTTTTCAAATTATTCTTCATGATTATTAAAATTCAGGATTTCCTGTAAAGATCTCAGTGGGTTTCACTACTGCCGTATCGATTGTTCTCGAATTGGACATTATGTAAAATCCACACAAGGAGCTAAAAAACACAATGAGTGTGTTTTTACATACAGTTTTTAAAGGTGTAGCTTCGTCGGTAATAAAACGCATCTCTAAAATATTAAATAACACATAACATACCGCAATGACTGTGGAGTATACATAAGAATTATGAGACATATCCATTTATTGTTATACTATAATAAATTCAATATAATTTAACGAATGAAGTTTAAGGCAATTCTTCGATATCTAAACTTATGTGTCCATCATCCTTGTCCAAAGATTCAATATCCAGGGACACGGCTTCGTCGGTTATATGAATAGGCGCATCGTTCAAATCGGATATTCCTAAATCGTCATCTGAAGCAATTTCATTGAATGTAATGGCTTTCTGATCATTTGATTGATCCGTAAAATCGTTTTTGATATTGTTTGAAACGATGAGAGTTTCATCCATAGGCGCTACTTCTTCTAAATTCAATTTACCTTCGTCTGATGTTGATAATAGTTCCTCTGTACTTACCGCCTTCCACGTTTCTTCGCTATCTAATTTCTTAGGTTCTTCCACTTCATACTTTTTCTCCGATATCTCCTCTTCAATATCTTCTTCGATATGCTCATCTATATATGCTTTCAAAAGCTCTTCAATAGGCATATTTTGTCGTATAGTATTGATGATAGACTCTTGAATTATGATTTCGATTTCACGATTATATTTTTGTCTTTGAAGTGGTGTCACGTTTTGCTCGTACAAATAGATATTGGTATAAATTTTTCTGGCTGAATTAATGTAGACATGGTGCAAGAAGGTGGTAAACTTGGGTATATCGATATCTATTTTTCTCTGCTCTTTTCCAGCTCGCACACAAGTAAGAATTTTCAATTGAATAACGTGAGCACATGAAAGTAAATCTGAAAGATAAGTACAATTGGACTGTTCAACAATTCTATTGTATTCTTTTTCTAAAATTGCCTCGTTCCATTTGGGAACTCTTGCCAATAAGTTCTGTAACGTCATCAAATACTTCTCCTTCTCGTTATTATCCTTGCATAATCTCCAAGATTCTTCAAAAATGGAATTAAACCCGCTCATTACCAAAGGTGTCAATACAGAAATAAGGCGTGCAGACCATTCGTTTCTTGACTCATAAAGATTGCTTAAACTAAAATCATCCATTTTTACATTCTAAAAATATTTCTTAATTGAAATCACAACGTATTCTCGGCCAATTGAAAATTTAATTTATATATAATGAACGTCGCTCAATTCTATATCCCACTTATTTATCATAAAATTCAAAATGATCAATATCAGTAAACGCTCGTCACGAATGTCCTTTTTGATTTTGTTTAAGTAAAATAGACCAAATCGATATTTATTATCAGTAGTGTCTGAAGTGTTGCTAATTAATTCTAAAAGATTTAATCCAGAATAGCCCTTATTGTATATCTTTTCCGCTAACTGGAAAACATTCAAAGTATTCAACTTTTCAAGAATTTTCTGCAATGACTTGATTTTGTTGGATGATGATATTTGATTATATAATCGATTATTTTGCTCATAAACATATATACTACAAAATCGCGAATGAATAGGATTCAACAGCTTGGAAATATTATCCACCACCATAAAAAAACGAGTAGAATGACTGAATATTTCTATACATCGACGAAGAGCTGATTGCGCATCAATAGTCAACTTATCTGCGTTGTATAACACGATACTCTTAAATATTTGATTATTTACGTTTGTTTTGGCAAAATATTTCAATTCCTCCCGTACAAATTTTATTCCTTTTCCATGTGCACATTCTACGAACATGACATATTTGCGAATATTAATATCACTTTCGTATATTTGATGTATGAAATTTGAAACTAATTTTTCTTTTTTAGATGAACAATCACCATGAAAAATAATATTAGGTATTTGTTTGCTCTCAATAAAAGAATTCAATTTATCAGCGACGATAGTATAATTATTATTCATAGTAATATACATAATAATTATTTTTTATATTAAATTTAAACTATCTCATTTATGATGAGCATTAATTTATGCTACACTATTCAAGGAGTGTGTATATGGATTATTCTTGAACGCGTCCAATAAATCTGGCTCTAGTCTTGTATTCTCCTGTTGTTGTTCAGGAGCATTCGTAAGCCCACTTGTTTGGGTAGAAGGTGATAAAATTACTGGATTTTTGTTTGGAACCCACATTCTATTGTTTTCTCTGTCTTTCTCTTGCTTTGTTATACACTGTTCACTAGACAACTGGGTAAAGCTTTGTGTATTTCCTTGTGGGACACGATTGTATGTAGTTGCCTCTTTCATATCATTGTTTGTCTGATTATATGCAGCGTCATATGTGGCGACACCTTCGTTCGTTCCTGATCCACCCATACCGCCACTATAATAAGTTGTAGTTTCATTTCTATTCGTTGGTACCACATGATCTTCGCTAACCTCATAACCACCATTACCTTGTTTTTCTATATTATGATGGTTCAACGAATTTGGATGCATTTGACGATTTGTAGTTCTTATGTCACGTTGGTTGTTTACATATGCCTTCGGATAACTTGGATTGACATCTCCGTGAATTCTTACATTCCCTATAGCATTTTCCTTACGTGATGGTCTTAGTACATCTATGAGTGGAGATATAACAGCACCTAGAGTGCTTCCGACGATTCCAAATCCTAGATCTCTTCTGGTGGTATTTCTGTTATTTTTATAATGAGTGTAACTTTTTGCTCCATAATCATGCGGTGTCGCCATATTTTTATCGGTAGCTGAGGCAGGGTTTAATTGTTTTTCGCCCAATTCTACCCTGTCACTAGCAGCATATGTATTTTTGGAATAATTAATGTGCTTTTCTCCTTTTGCAACTCCTTCATATTCCATGGCAGTAGTTTCTCTGTTTTCTTCTGGTTTTTCAATGTAGACAGAACGGGCAGCCTGTTTTGTTTCTACACCTTTAGTTGTGAACCATCTATCTCTTCCACTTTCATAGTATCTATCTGGAAGATGCTTTTCCATGGCACCAAATTGGCCTCTCTCTTTCACAGGCGCACTCAGAGGTCCCTCGTGACCATCTAAACAATAAGTTTCCTTGGGGTTGGTTAACACACGTAAATCGTCTACGTTTTTTGGCATATAGGTCTCTCTTTGATCTAAAGCGGAATTCATACCACAAGATCCATCATTTGTATAACCTAAATTAAGACCAGGCGCAACTTGCTCCTCCTTCCATGGTTTTACATTTGACATCTTCATACTAGGATTAACTCTCGACTGATAAAAATCACTCATATTGGGTGCACCGTGAGAATAGTTCATGTTTTCAGACGGGTTGAACAACGGCGCAGTTTCCGTCTTTGATTTCATTTGAGAACCACTTCCATTCATGTTGTCCATAACCTGTTCTCTCGCACCATCGTCATTGTAATTACCTTTTATTTTCGCTCCAAAAAATGGCACCATATTATTGTGTTGAAAATCGTTGTTATCTAATTTATTTCCACTCAAAGATACAAATCCAGACGGGATTGCTGTATTCTGTTTTTCAAAAAAAACGTCAGTAGTCTGATTTGGATCACGATATTCATTGTTGACAAATTTTTTCTCGTTCTGATCTTCCAGAGAACTCTTTAGAAGAGCCACGGGTACATCCTCTTCTTCTTTGTCATTACTATTATTTTCAAATGATTCGTTAGACCTATTAGATATAATATACATTCCACCTAAAGCAACAAATGGTATAACTACTTCCATATAAATATTGTGAATATTTTTTATTTGATTTTAACATTAAATTGCACATTTAATAAAATATACACATAGTACAATGATTTCGCTAGAAAATTTGTCCATGTTTGCTAAATGGATAACTGTTATGCCTAATAAATTAATTGAAAAATTTAAAAATATTTATATTGCTAATGTAGAAAACAATCAAGAGTTCTTATTGTATAGCCAACTTTTTGAAGATACCGATTTAATATTGAATAATATATTATTTAATCCATCATTTATTACTAAATCGAGTTATTCGTTTAATTTATTCGTATTTTTAGATGTATATGACTGGGTTGATGAAACTTTTTTGACTGAAGCTAGTGAAAACATCATGGACAAGAAAGGCGAAATGTGGTTTTTATGCAATGATGAGGATACTAAAAATAATGATTCTAAAGTCAGCAAGCTCAACAGCATATTAGAAAATACTGATTTAAGAAATTCAACGATTAAATTTACAGATAATTTTACACTTGTTTTAATTC